TCTCAGTTCCACTCATCATCAACTTAAGAGCATCCTTAATCATCTTGCGACAAGGTGCAGGTGTAGAAGATTTAACTGCTTCAATACCCATCATCTTGAGTTTAGGTTCTTCATAACGAACACCTTCACTATCCCAGACATTCAGAATGTATCGTTTCTTGGCAGTCCAAATTCCACGGTCGGCAATATTCTCCCGTTTCATCTGCATTTTCTGATCATAGGCATTTACATACGAAGCCAATTCTTGGTAGCAACCTTCAATATACTTTTCAAGTTCCACTTTACAGATCTTATCAAGGAACGAAACAACGCTCTGAGTAGTTTTCTCTCTTCCCTTGTATACAGTTTCAACCAAAGGACCCATATTAAGATAAATGGAATCAGTATCTGAAGCAATAACATAATCAATATCCTCTGTTTTAAGAAGTTTATTTAAGTAAGCATTCATCTTACTTTCAATCCAACGAATTGCAACTTGTCCACTTAAAGTAATTGCTTCAGCATTTTCAAGTTTGTAATACCGAAAATACTGATTGCCAATCGCACCATAAGCAGAGTTCAAGGAAATCTTTTTTGCCATTTGGATATTATTGCATCGGGCAATTTCCTTCTCAAGTTCTTTTGTCTTTTTCTTTTCATATTGTTTCTTTGCTTCAATCATCTTATTTTTAAAGATGACACGATCTTGATACATCTTTTCCATCAGTTCGGGAAGAAATCCACGAACATCTTTGCGGAACATTGCACCATTCGCACAGACAGCATAATCACTATACATCTCAAAAGTAAGTTCCTGATTGAGTATTTTATCCACAGTGATTGTAGGATGCTTTTCATCAACAAGAGTTTCTGGGCTGATGTTAAACTCCATAATCAAGTGAGGATACAGTGAGTTTAAGTCAAAGTTAACAACCCAATCATACTTACCTGGCTTTGGTTCTTTTACATAAGCACCAGCATACTTCTCATTCTTTTGAGATTTATTCTTTGGTGGAATTACAATATCTCTTTTTTTGAGATAATTGTAAATAATATTATCCCACATACGAACTTGATAGAATACATCTGCGTAGTTGACTTTTGCGTCATATGCCATTGTTAAGGCAAGTTCAATCAGTTTCATCTTGTCTTCTAATCGGTCAACAAGTTCCACGTCAACGATGTTGTATTCAATAAACTTTTGCCAACCTTGAGTGTAGAAATCTTTAAAGGTATCAAACTCAGAGTGATCAAGTTTTTTCTGTCCTAGTTCAACTTCAGCAATATAATCAAGACGATAGGATTCTTGTGCCTTATAAGTAAACTTCTTATAGAGATCTAAGTAGTCTAGTTGAGTCAATCCACCCACATCAAAAGTAGTATGCTTTCTTCCGTTAATAAAGATCTCGCCTTCAGTCACAAGTCCCCAATTAGACATTCGTTTCATCAGTTTTTCGCCAAGAACACGATTTAGTCTTTTGCAGATATAGGGAATATCATAAAATTGAATATTCCATCCAGTAATTACATCTGGAACATCCACCATCCAATAATGAATGAAGTTGTTTAAAAGTTCATACTCACTTGGACAATGATGATATGTTACATCACTGCGAGTATTGTTAAATGATTTTGCTCCCCAAGTGATGATTTTCTTTGTAGAATAATCTTGGATTGTAATTGCAAGAATTTCTTCCGAGCAGGATTCAACATCAGGGAATCCAGATTCAGAAGCAACCTCAATATCCAAAGTTACCAGTTTGATTTTACTGATATCAAACTTGATTTCATCTTCTGGATATTTTTCTGAGATGTATTGATAGATGTAACGATCATTTCCATAAATTTCAAACCCATCAACCTCATCGTATTTTTTATAAAACTCACGACAATCCCTTACAGTTCCAGGATTAATTGGTTCTACTGCTTCTCCACTCAATGTTCTATACTTAGAATCCTTTTTAGTTTTTACAAAGAGAGTAGGAAAAAACTCATCTCTTGTTTCAAATCTTTTACCATTTTCTACTCCACGAACTAAAAATTGATTTCCAATTAACTGAACATTAGTGTAAAATCTCATTCTTTAATCAAGTCCTCATATTTTTCAAGAAGTGTCGGAGTTGGATCCGCAAGTGTAAGAATCTTATCCGAATTCATCATAAATGTATCTTGTTTTGTGTACCCAAGTAGAAAAGGTTCTAAGACCTTTTGAAGTGTCGCAATTTCATTATTTCTGATGACAAATGGTTTTGTTAACTTACAATCAGGTTCTCCAATATCAGCACCAATCTCTTCAATTTGACTGATTAAAATTAAATTGTTTGTTAGTGCTAAAATTTTTATTGTTTTTTCCATTAAGTTGAACACCCATAACCCACACCATTATAACAAAAAAAGAGGGGATAGTCAACTGGATTTTGCCAGTTGCTCCCCTGCGGCGACGATATTCAGTTTTATTTATAGATAATCCTTTCGTGTATGATGCTCTGGAATCACTTTACCCAAAGATACTGTCAATAGTCCATTATCAAAAATAACCTCTCGTACTTCTGTATCGTCGGAGAGAGTCCACGCCCTTTTGAAAGATCGTTGAGCCAATCCTTTATGAATGTAGTTGGAATCAGATTCTTTATTTTCTTTTTGCCCTTCAATAAAAAGTTTTCCATACTCTGTGTATACGTGAACTTCCTCCTTCTTAAATCCTGCAAGTGCAAGTTCCAGACGAGATTCTACATTACTTACTTGAACAAGGTTATAGGGTGGATAATTAGAAGTTGTTTCGTGTAGATTGAACAAACGATCAAAATATTCATCCATTCCAATACTGTTGCGTGTGATTCTATCCATTAAAGCGGGAAGATCCGACGCAGTATAACGCATAAGATTAGTCATTATGGTAGCTCCTTTAAAAGCGAGTTTGTGTTTTGTGGATCCTTACGGCATCCAATACTAATTATACAAGAAAACATAAAAAAGGAGGGTCGGAAACCCTCATCTTTTATTCGGATTCTTCTCCTTTACCCTTTTTACCGATATTATATTTTTGTTCTAAAATCCAATCTCCTTTATCTTTATAAGAAAGAACTTTAATTTGATTTAGTGGAGCAATATCAGAAATACTATCCTGATTAATAATCGTAATTAATCCCCAATCAGCAAGAAGTCTTGTAATTCTGTTCCTTCTTTGAACATCATTCACTGTTAGGTTTGCGTGTTTGCCATCCAAAGCAAACAATTCTTTAAAGTGAACAATATAATATCTACCTTGCTTATGAAGAATATGACAAGATTGATATAGTTTTTTTTCCTTTCTTGATGCAACTCCGATACGAGTCAAAGTCTCACGGACTTTTAGAAAATCATCAGGCTCATTCAAAACGACCTCCACCATCATATCAGGAGACCAATTTACTTGAGGTTCAATTGTTTGATTGTTCATTTCATTCCACCAGTTTCAAGTCGTTGTTTAATAAAATTAATTTGCTCTTTGTTTAAAATTTTCAAAGCTTGAGATGCTTTTTCATTACTATATCCATAGTATTGTTTAATGCACTCTAAATCTTTGATCTTGTCTTTACGGAGCCAGGGAGAAAATCTCTTCCGTTTCCTTAGACTATTTAGATAAAATGAATATTGCATATCCTTATCAATTTGATGATTTATATTCATCTCGTTTGCATACATTATGCAATCAATATTCCCAGATAAACAACGATTGATAATATAAGGTGAATACTCTTGAATATTCTCAGATAAATCTTCTTTTGTAAAATTAATTGAGTTCAACCAATCTTTTAATTCAAGCATAAAGAGCAACCTCCAAAGGATTGGTTTTTTCTGTTGGATAATTCGTGACTAAAAGTTCTGTTTTTACATTTTCATCAGTTCCCTTTTCTCCTCTATGTGCCATTGAATATCTTAACTTCCATTCACGAAGATAATAATCTTTATATAGTTCCAGAAGTCTATCATTGACATTATAAGTGATCATAAACTTATGAGAGCACTTATAAACATTTTGAGCAAAAAGTTCGTGATCAAATGATTTGTGCATCTCTCTATCCTTTCCATAAAGAAAGTCTTTAATATCATAAGGTGGATCTAAAAATACAAAGACATCTTCTCCTGGAGCATTCATTACCTCTGAGTAATCAATATTCGTAATCTTCCAATTTTTCATAAGTTTTGAATATTCTTTCAGTTTTTCAATACCAACAAAAGAAAAATTGGAACGAGAAGCAGTAACTGAAAATGTGCTGTTCTCCGTAAGACCAGAGAAGCTGCATTTATTCAGAATAAAGAAACTTGCTGCTCTCTCAAGTCCTTCTTGAATATTAATATCCACACGAGTTTGATTGAATAGTTCTTTATGAGCAGAGTCTTTCTCATCTTGAGTTCCAAAGTCAGATACTTTGGTCTTAATCTCTTTTAAACGTTCAGAAAGTTCTTCCCCATTATCACGCAGTTGAATCCAGAAATTATAAAGAGGAACATACAAGTCATTAATCCAAATGGGCACATCTGGATATGCTTGAGTTGTATAAAAAGCAACAGAACCTCCACCAATAAAAGGTTCACGGTATTCCTTAAAATTTTCAGGATACCAAGGTGCAAGAGTTTTAGTTGCCTTAGATTTACCTCCAGGATAACGAAGACAAGTTTTTAATGGAAAAGTTTTTACACTCATTTAAACTCAACCTCACACATAATTTCTGTCAATGCCGCCAAAAGATTAATTTCTTGATCCGCAACAAAGGCAATCTGATATTGATACTTAGCAATAATAAGAACAGCAGCAGGAATAGAAGCTGGAACAACTGAGTCGTAAAGTGCATCATAAACCCTACGAAGAATAACACCACTGTCATTATCAAGATTGGATACAACCCATTTACGTACTTCAGTGAAGTTCTTTTCCTTAAG